TGGCCCGACCGTAGCTGCCGACGATGAGCCCGCCCACGGGGGACGCCACAGCAGAGACTGGCGTGGTGCCGTCTGCGAACTGCGCCGCGCCGGAGAACGCCGGGAAACTGCCGATCGTGGTGGCCGGCAGGTAGTAGATGCCCGCGTCGTTGACGACACCCAGGCCGGCGCGCCGTCGGGTGTGGACGATAGCCCATGCCTCCTTCACCCCCAGGCCCAGCTCGAGCTGCATGAACCAGGGGATCGAGTCCGCGAATTGGTCCTCGCGGCCGTTCGGGTTGACCTCGTCGATGCCACACAGCGTCATGATCCGGTCGTCGTAGCCGGCCGCGACGTAGGTCGCGCGCAGCAGCTGCCCGTTGTTACTGTAGTGCTTGTCGTCCAGCAGGTCGGGCCATTCGGCCAGGGTCGCGGCGGCCGGGGAGTGGTAGACCTCCTTGTGCACCATGACCATCTTCGGCACCTTCGGGGACGCGGCCGGCAGCGACGCCACCAGGTCCATCGCGCTGCCCAGCGAGCCGGGAGCCGGGAGCGTACCGCCGGGGCTTTCGGACGCCGCCTGCGCCAGGTAGGCGTCGTAAGCCGTGCCAACCCCGCCCGGGCCACTGGCTGCTGCCTGGCTGCAGAAGTTCAACGCCCACTGAAGCGGCTCGTACGTCGCCTGGCCCGACATCGCCCAGATGCCGAGGACGCCATCCGAGTCCATGCGCGATTCGTAGGTCAGGCCGCCCGGGTCGACGAGGTTCGGACGCAGGTTGTTCAGCGTGACCAAGTTGCCGCGCGACGCACACACCGCGTAGATCTTCAGCGGGTTCAGGTTCAGCGCCGTGGCGAGCGCGCGCACCTTCTGGATCGCGCGGCCGATGTCGTCCTTCGGGAAGCCCTGGTCCGCGTTCGACACCGGGTGCCGGAACTCCACCGGGATGAACGCGAAGCCGTTCTGCAGGCCGGGCTCTTTGACGTAGTTCGCGATGTAGCCGCCGGAGCCGACTTGGTAGTCCTCGCCCGTCGCATGGAACCGCATCACCACCGGCCAGCCGCCCACCGGCGCCGCACCGATCGGGACGTCGACGTCGATCACCCCAGACAGCGTGATGCCGCCACGCGCGGCCTCGGGCCACGTCACCGCCGGTACGCCGGTTGCCGTCCAGGGAATGCCCTCGTAGCTCACCGACGAGTTCGGGCCGGTCGCGACCAGGAAGGACGCGATGTCGCCCAGCGTCGGCGCGACCGGGTCGACCGCGTCACCGACGTTGACGTACGCGCCGCTGACCTTGGCGTCCACGCTGACCGGGCCGTACACGCCGTTCGCTTTCGCGAACACGGCCGTGACAGCCTGGTAGACGCCGCTCTGCTTGACGAAGATCGACATGGTGGATTAGGCGGTCTGGAACCAGATCGTGCCGTTAGGCCGGCCGTCGGCGTTGACAGGCGCCGCGCTGGACAGCACGAACCCCGCGACGCCGTTGAGCGGCACCAGGATCTCGTGGCCGCCGGACATCACGCGCATGAACGATTGCCCGGCCACTTGCACGGTGGCTACGTTGCTTGCTTCGGTGGACATTTAAATTCCCTCTCCAGTGGTGAGGCGGAGTCCCGCCTCCTTGTCGAACATTCGCTCCTTGGACTTGAGCGTCAGCGTAGTGCCAGCCAGCGCGGCCTTGATGCTGTCCAGCGAGAGATTCCGGTTCTCCGACAGCTCCATGATCTTCAGGTTCAGCTGCTTCTCGAACTCGTCTGCGCGCTGGCCGAACTCGGCCTCCAGGCGCTGCTGCTCGCTCTGCAGCTTGAGTGCTGCGAGCTGATCGGCGGACTGCTGCTTCGCGGTCTCGACCTGCGTCTGCGCCTGCACCCGCTCGGTGGCGGACTGGGCCATGATCTTGGCCGCCTCGATGCGCGGATCGGCGGGCGGCGGCACCTTGGCTGCAGCCTCTTCTTCGCGCTTCACCTGGTCCTCGCTCTTCAGCACGTCGTCGGGCTTGATGTGCTGGGCCTGCAGCATCTTGACCATCAGCTTGCGTGCGTCGACCAGCGGCATGAACATCGGCGTCTGCGCGGTCTGCGCGATCGTCATGAACGCCTGATTCTGGATGTCGCGGATCAGCAGCGCCGAGCTGCCGCGCGCGTCGATCGCGAAGTCGCCCTTGATCTCGTCGTTGTCGCTGTAGGCCATGTTGTAGTCGTAGTACCGACGGATATGGCGCTTGGTGACGAAGTCGTCGAAGTTTTTGACCTGGCGCCGACGTACGACGTTCTTCGCGTTCATCAGCATCTGCATGCCGCCGACCGTGTCGGGGCTGGATCCACGTTCGCCCTGAGCCAGCATGGGCAGGCCGGTCTCCTTGTCGCTCAGGTCTTCGGCCTTCGCGATGATCTTTTCCAGCCGCTCCTGGTGGTTCGGGAAGTCGAACGTCATGAACGCCTTCTCGACGTCCTGCACGTCGTCCTTGGCGTACCACATCTTGCCGCTATAGATCGACATGTTGCCGTCTTGGTCGGCCGGCACCACGGCGCCGCGCTTCATCACGATCTGCGGCAGCACGGTCATCGCGCTGTTGTCCATCATCTGGCGCCAGGCCGAATTCAGGATCCGCTGTTGCGCGCGCAGCAGGTACGGCACACCGTAGCCGAAAACGGTATCCGCCACGCTCTCCCACTGGAAGAAGTCGAACGGCAGGTCTCCGGTCTCCAGCGGGTTCAGCGCCGCGCGCACCACCGTGCTGTTGATCACCACGACCACGCCGCTCGCCGACATCAGCGTGCGCTCGTCCTCGGTCATCTTCTCCGGCAGGCCCTTCACGCCGGCTGCAATCAAGTCCTCGAGCTCGACCTCGCCGGTATAGGTCCACACCTGAAACAGCTTGTCGATCTCCTGCTGATCACGCCGCACGCCCAGCCGCGGATCGATGTACGTGCTGGCCGCCTTCGGCCCTTCGCGCAGCACCTGCGCCAGCTGGCTCGCGATGTAGCCAGGCTGCTGCGCCAGGTCTTTCACGCGCTTGGCGGTCATCTCCTCCATGTGGATCACGCCGCGCCCGTGCTGCACGTCCTCGCCACAGGCGGGGTCGGGCCAGACGAAGCGCGGGTCCACTCGGAAGCTGGCCGGCGTGCGGTCGATCACGACCTTCAGCGCGTAGACCTGCTTGCCGCGCTCGTCCAGGCCCACCGGCACCCAGGCTTTGCGCGTGCGCGCCGTCACGATCGGGCCCATCAGCACGCCGGTGCCGTAGACCGCCGCGTCGTGCAGCATCTTGCGCACCTCGGCCAGGTAGTCGCACTCGACCAGCTGGTCGTTGATCTCGCGCTCCATCCCATCAGCCGCATCGGCGGCCATCTTCTGAACCGCGATCGCGACGTCGCGCATCTTGTACGGCACCGCCTGGGGCGTGCCGTCCTCGTTGAACTCGGGCCGGCCGTCCAGGCCCATCTTCGGACCGACCACCGGCGAGCCGTCAGGCCCCTGCACCGGCGTGCTGTCCTCGAGCTGGTGCGACAGCTGCGCGTTGGGCGTGGGCTGGATGCCCCAGTTCTTGTCGTCGACCGGCAGCAGGATGTCCGACAGGTCCGCTTCGCCAGCGTTGGTCTTCGACCGCGTCAGCCCCACGAACACCGTGCTGCGGGTCTGCAGCTGCTGCCAGGCCGCGCGGTTGCCGGCCGCGACCTGGCCGCCGGCCTCGATCTGCTCCATCATCGACGCGTACTGCCGCGTGGCCGCGTCCTGCCCGTTGTACTGGTCGCCGTCGTCGCGCCAGCGCCGGTCAACCCCGTTGCTCTGGCGCGCCCGCACCCAGTCGTCGCGTAGCAGGCTCATCGTGTGGCCGAAGGCTTGCAGGCGCTCGATCTTCTTGGCCTGGGCCCGGCTCTCCGCCTCGGCCTCGTCGCCCTCGTTCGCTGCCTCGCGCGGCCACTCCGGCGACGCGTACAGGTCGCTGTCCTCTTTGCTTGCGGGCTTGCGGTCTTCGAGTTGTGGCATGTCAGTAGCCCATCACGGCATCGAGAGGTTGGTGGACGGGCGCCATCGGCACGATGTCGGACATCGGGTGCCCGCGTGCCTCGATCTCGCTCTTGCCGAACCGCATGGCCATCAGGCCTACGCGGGTGGCGGACAGCAGGTCGTCGTCGATCTTGACGACCAAGCCGTCCTTGCGGTGATACATGCGGAACTCGCCGAACCAGTCGGTCAGCGTGCTGAACACCCGCAGCTGCCGGGTCTGGAAGCGCGTCAGCATCGCGCTGATGCCGGCCTCGAAACCGATCGAGCCGTCGGGGAACTTCGCGTGCTCGGCCAGCATGGCCACGCCCGCGTCCTTGTACTGCTTGGCCAGCTGCTGGCCAGAGCCCTTGTCGTGCTGCAGGCCGTCGTGAGGCCAGGCCGCCGGAATCCACACACCGCGGCCCTTGATGATGATGGCCTGCATGGGCACGCTGGTCTCGCTGCCGCGCCAGCAGTCGTACACGTAGATCGTGTCGGTGTCGCGGTCCCAGGCCAGCCAGACCGCCGCAGCGGGGTGGCCCCAGCCGAAGTCCAACGCGCACAGGCGGGGCCAGTGCGACGGGATGGGGAAGGGGTCGATGCGGATGCCGCTCTCGCTGACCGGGAAGACTTGGCCAGAGCCCATCATCGGGATGCCCATCGCGCGGGCTTCGCGTTCGTGGGCCGGGTAGGCCGCCACGATGCGCTCCACCTCATCGGCGGTGTAGTGCAGCGCGTCGTGGATCGTCATGTTCGTGACGTGCGTGCCCTGGACCTTGTCGTGCAGGAACCGCTTCACCACGTTCGACATGCCCAGCAGCGGCGTGAACGTCACGGTGACGCCACCACCGGTGGCCTGCGTGCGCGTCAGGCCTTCGCTGTAGACGTCCTCGGGTGGCTCTTCGTCGAACCACACCTCGTTGACCGTGTCGGCCTGCCACTTCGTGCGGCCCTGGTCGTAGCTCGCGAACTGCACGACCGACAGGTCGCCGCACTCGTGCTGCACCGTCACGCTGGCCAGCGCGTCAGGCACGCCCTGGCGGCGCGCCGTATCGCGGATGGAATCGTACGGGATCATGCCCGTACCCCACTCGGCCTGCAGCTCGGGCGGGCCCACCAGCAGGCGCTGCACGCCCTTTTTCGTCAGCTCGGCGGACTCGCTGCCCGCGATCATGCGGATCGCGTAGGGGTACTTCTTGCCGGGCCAGGCCTTCGGGTAGCGCCCGGTCAGGTGCATCGCGAACTCGCTGGCACCGGCCACCGTCTTGCCCAGCTGGTTGCCCGCCATGAACAGACGCTCACGCACCGTCGGGTCGCCGCCAGCAGCGTGGAACTCCAGCTGCTTGGGGTAAGGCGAGTAGTTGGCCAGGCGGTTGCGGGCGCGCAGCAGCTTGCGGCGCTCCAGCAGCTCCATGAGTTCGACCCGCTGCTCCAGGCTCAGGCTCTGGACCAGCTCGGGGGTAAGTTGGCTCAGATCAAGCATCAGCGGAACCCACAGCCGAGATCAGGATGGACCGGCGGCGGTTCGGTGGCGTAGCGCGTGATCAGCGCGGCGATGCGCTCGTACTCCTCGGCTGAGTCAACCGGCAGGCCCCGCACGCTGCTCGCGTCGGACCGTGCCGGATCGCCGGTCACCATGAGATGGATCGAGCGCGGGTACTCCCGCTCACGGCGCGGGCAATTGCTGGCGCTGTGACCTTCCCGGCCACAGTAGGTGCACACCGGCGTCACGCTCGCACCTCCCCGTCCTTGACCGCCATCAACTGGACGATGCGCGCCTCGACCTGCTCCGGCGTCAGGTTGCGGTCATCGTTGATGCGCACCTCCACGGCCTTGAGCTTCGGCGACACGCGGTCCTGGAAGTCCTTGAGGATTTCCACGCGGGTGGCCATCGGGATCACCGGCATCAGCAGGTCGTCGCCGTTCTCGTCCTTACGGTAGACCACCCGACCGTCCTCATCGCGCAGCACGCGGCCCTTGTCGTCAGTCTGCGGCACGCGCTCGCGCTTCTGCAGGATGTTGACCAGCTCGACGCTGGGATCCAGGCCGTAGCTCTCCAGCACCTTCTTCACCGCCGACAGCTTGATCGGCGTGTTCGGGTTGCGGCCCTGGTTAGTGATCTGGTTCTGGTTCAGCGCGTGCACCGCGTCCTCCAGCTCCACCGACGTGCGCAGCCCGGCCCTGCGGGCGAGCCCCTGGCCGATGCTGAGCTCCTGCCCCTTCTCGATGGCCTGCTGCGTTGCGCGCTTCGATGCGACCGCCAGCTCGAGCGCCGTGGGGGCCTCGGGGGCTTCGTCCAGGAACGCGCAGCCCGTGGACTCGCGCGGCGCCGTCTCGGCGGGGCGCTTCACGGGGGCTGGCACGTCGGCGTCCACCAGCTGCGACGCGACGAAGTCGATCGCGCGCTGCTCGCTGAAAAACGCCTTCTCCACCGACTCGCCGGTCTCGGTGTCGGTGATCGTCAGCATCCAACGCCCGTCCGGGCCGCGGCGCTCGGGCGTGCCGAACTGGATGCGGCCGCTGCGCAGCGCCGCCACGGTGGCGTCGTCGCGCTTCGGGGGCTGGGCGGTACGCCGGAGCGACATCGGCTCAGGCCCTCAGACCTTGTTGTTCAGGTAGCCGCCATTGGTGAATCCCTTCACCGCCGGGCCGCCTTGCTTGATGCTGCAGCCGCTCTCGTACTCGTGCGAGCCGCTCTGCTTGCCCATGCCGCCGGTGCCGGGGGCCTTGGTGGGGATGCCGGCCGAGCTGTCCGGCTTGCCGGAGGCGACGGATTCTTGGCGGGCGGGGGAGGTGGTGTAGGACTGCATTTGCGAATCTCCAGTGGTACTTGACGGATGCCAGCGGCAATGATAGGTGGGGTGTCGCTTTTTCGCAACATCGCAGGCGTTTCATCCAATGAAACGATCCACGAGCCGTTGAACCGGCTGTTTCACTCAGTGGAACTCCCGTTTCATTGAATGAAACGCTCCGGCTCAGATTAGGCGTAAATACAACAGACGGCGTCTACCAATTCGGTCGACAATCACTCCATGCCGATTCGTCGAGTCGGCGCAACCCCAGGAGATCGCGATGACTGTTCCCACCCACGTAGCGCTGACGATCAAAGGCGAGACCCGCCAAATCGAGGTCACCGACCTCTGGAAAACGGGCGAGCGCCTGCTCTCCACCACGCCCGTGGGCCTGTTCCAGAAACGCGCCGGCACCAAGGCCTGGCCAGCCCGTGTGAACTTCTGGCTGCGCAAAGACGGCACCTACACCACCGACGGCACCGCCACGATCCTGAACCGCAGCGGCTACCGCCTAGTCGCTTTCAACGACGCCACCGAGGCCCCGAAAAACCGCAGCGCGCACAACAGCGCCACCTGCTGACTCAACCCCTGGGGCTTCGGCCCCTCACCTCCTCAGGAGACCCCCATGATCGTGATCCTCAACATCGGCCTACACGACGAACACGCGACCTGCATGAATGCGATCGACGTGCTCCAGGTCGTCGCCGACCACGGCTTCTTGATCTACGGCAGCCAGACCTTCGGCAGCGACACCGAGCCCACGCTGGTGCTCTCCGCCAACCACCCTTTCGACGCC